CGGTAGTAATATGGATTTACGTTTTGAATTAACAAATATACATCTGCAGTGTTCTGTAAAATGTAATCAGTTTGGGCGCGGCATGCCAGTTGAATATGGCGAGTTCATAAAAGCGGTTTATGGTACCGGCCATTATAATTGGTTACATACTAAGTTTTTATGTCACAAGCCTCACCCAACTTTAAAAGAACAATTTCCAACAACGAATGATATCGAACTGGAAATCGCAAGGTACCGTAAACTTACAATAAACTAAAGCGCCACTACGGCGCATAAGGAGTTAAAATGATTTACGCAATAACCTACATAGTAATAGCAAGTTTAATTTTACTGTTTAATCACAATGCTAAAAACCCCGATTAAGGGGTTTTGTTTTTAGAAATCTATAACCTCGCTGATTGATTCAAAAAATACCCCTGTCCACAAAAATTCGTAATGCGACCGCCTGTTAGCTGCTGTGCTGGCTGCGGTTTTAATTTTGAATATTGCATTGAATGTAACAGCGTTACCACCTGTCCCGTCTTGTTTTAATATCAATGTTAATCTTTGCCCCTTCGCTTTTGCTCCACCTGGTACGTTAATACTAATAGGCGTTGAAATTGTAGTTGATAAGGTAGCGAACACTGAACCGGCGTCAAGGTTAGGGGTTATATTACTAGCTCCGCTAACATCGACAACGTTACCATCTTCTTTTGATATGTAGCGAGTATCACTAGCAGTATCGACTAACCTTGTTGTAGTGGCAATAAATAAAGGTTTTTCGATGGTTGTTGCTGCTTGGCCTGCTGCTACATTAACTCCTGTTGTAGCACCATTAACAACACCTGCTTCAATTATGTTTTTATTACCAGTGCCCGTTAAGATATACCCGTTAGTAACGTTTTTGATCTTACAATCTGAGGCGCTATTGAATGATGAGCCATTGAACCTTATGCCATCTGTAGCACCATCAACAGTTATTTCAACGTGATTTTCTGTTACTTCCCCGCTAAAAAATACACCGGCTGAAGCGCAGTTTTCAACGGTGAAATTTGTAACACGATTACCGCTAGTTATCGAGTTGATGCGGTTGATTATCATACCGTTACCCGTTGCGCTTCTGATATTACAATCTGAAACTGTAACATCTGAAACTGACTCAAGGAAAACACCAGTTAAGCATCCGTTAACGTGAACGCCACGGATAGAGCCTGAGAAATTACCCTTAGTAAATTCTTTACTGTCAAATGTTGCCGTTGCCCCTGAAGCGCCGCCGGTTAATGTTTCTATTGTTGTAAACGTACCAACAATAGTATCCATTTGAATACTATCGCCGTTATCTTCTAATAGTCTAGCTGTTGCGCCTGATGTGCCGCCCGTTACCGTTTCGCCTCTTGTGTAAGTGCCAGTTTTGCCGGATAAATTAAACTTATCGCCATTATTACCAAACACATCAACAGCGTTGTTTACTGTATTTGCTGATAGTATTGTCGAGATATCAACCTGTCGAGAATTTGACGCCTGAACAGTGTAATGGCCGCCATTGTTTATAATGTTAGATATAATTATCTGAGAGCTATTATCCTTTACCTGCGCGGCGATAAATGATGTATCTATAAATTCAATGTTTTTTATTGCTCCTTTGAATACGCCTTGCTCACCTGGCCCGCCGCTTGGTCCAACAGGTCTACCAAATAGTATTGATATAGCGCCAGCAGAAGTACTTACATTATTTGTTGCGTTAGCGTCAACGGTTATACCATCAATGTAAATCTCGGTTGCGCCGTTGGCTGATTGATCGTTACCAATAAGCGGGGGGTTACCAGTTGTATAGCTGTTGTCCTTAGCCTTAAATGTGCCTCCGCCCGTTAGCCTGGTGAAGTTCTTTAGTTTAAGGGCGGGGAATGTGCTACTACCCTGTGCAGCATCAATAATAAAGGTTCCGTTTCTAGCGACAAGGTTAACAACTGAGCTACTTGCAACGCCCATTTCGCTAGCTTTGTTGGCTGCGTCTTGTAGTACTTGGTGGTCTGTTATGTCACCAAAATGACTAATTATCACTTCATCATTTACAATTAAATCTATACTTTGATTAACACTAGTACTGGCAATTATGGCTCGACCGTTAGCTGTGCCAGTGCCAGCTATAACCGTGAACTCTGCACCCCTATCGAGTAGCTTGATTGTTTTACCGACTGGAAACGCAGTGGTAAAAGCTTTGTATAATGCGACCGTTGAGAATTCATAAGCTTGTGATAGGTCGTTGATTAAATCCGCTACCTTTTCCCATCCAATAGTGGAGTATAAATAACCCCCATTACCTGCGCCGCCAAACGGTAAAGGATACCATTGTGTGCCGCTAAAATCTGAAACTTGACCAAGCACCAAAGCCCATTGATTGCCGTTAAGGTCATTCAATAAATTGTCGCTTAACTGTGTTGGTGTTTGGCTAGGTGTTTGCCCGGTTAACCCGTCAAATCTCCATTGAGCGCCGCCGCCATCTCCCTCTAAATCAAAACCAAGAGTTTCAACTATGTCGTTAATTGTTGGTGTTTTATTGAATTCGACTATCATATTCTGAGTTGTAGAGAAAAACTGTAAATCAGCATCATTAAAGTTAGGCGTATCACTGTCACCTACATTGTCACGCTCCCATATTTGGACGTTGTTAGCATCTTCTAATACTTGTTTAGCAGTCCCGGTAAAGAATACGTTAGGTAATCTACCCTCGCTATCTAAAACAACAGGATGAGTATTTTGTATGGTTTCTGCTTGGTCAGAAAATGTTGCTTTCGGGTCGCTTGTTCCGGCCTCGAAGTAAAACATTAAACCGCCAACTAAGATTTTATTTTTAGCTGTAAAATACTGTGGTACTGGATTTGATGAACGTGGCATTAATACCATCTCCCTTTAGCTGTTATGTCAATTGTTTCTGAGCCAGCAAAAACGCCAGCCACATCATATATTAGAGCGATTGCTTGTGTGATACTCGGAGCGTGAACCTCTGACATTAGCGGAGTTCCTGACGCTACCGTAACAACTATGCTATGGGTTATTGTTGGTACAGTGCCAACAAAAGCTACAGGGTAAGTCCATACAGTACCGCCCGATGCTACGGAAAACAAACGTCTATCGCACCACATAGTGCCATCAGCAAACTTAACAAAGTTACCGTTTGCATTATTTCCTGATTCAATTATTGCGCCTGTTGGAACTCCTGCTGATTCGCTGACAGTGCCAACAATATCATCTCTAGCATAAACTGTACTTGCATTTCTCTTTAGTAATACTGAGTCCGTATCCTGTGCATCAATGCCGTTCATTACTGAGTTATTTGTTACATTTAAACTATCCGTGGTTGAATTACCAGTTACATTGGAGCTACCTGATGCTGCATTATTTGTTACAGTTAAACTGTTAGTGGTAGTGTTGTTGGTGACGTTTAAGCTATCAGTAGTGGTATTATTTGTCACCGTTAAACTGTCAGTAGTTGAATTGCCAGTTACATTTAAACTATCCAATGTTAAATCATCATCTATTGATGCTCTCCAATTAGTCCCACTATCTACTGATGGATCATTGCCTTGGTTTGGAGAACTAGCGCCTTTCCACATGTTGCCGTCTGTGGTTTGAACCACTACACCCAAAGCATAATCAATATTAGTGTTATAAACTTCAATGAATCTTATTTCAGTCCAAAAAGTCAAAGAGGTGTTTGGTTGATTGTTTTGGTTAGAGTTTTGCAATGAGATAAAAAACAGCCCGTTAAACCTGACGATATCACCAGCATCATAAATTATATTTAAATCATAAACATTAAAGTCGCTTGCTTGCTCGCCGGAGCCAACATCATCACGCTCCCATATTTGAACGTCATTCAGGTCCTTTAGTATCTGCTTAGCGGTACCAGTAAAAAACACATTCGGCAATCTGCCAGCGGCATCTAATATAACAGGATTAGGGTTGGCTATCGTTTCACCTTCATCGGAATAGGTTGTTTTAGGCGTACTAGTACCGGCGTTAAAGTAGAATACCTTACCACCGGCTAGTATCTTATTATCACTGTCAAAGTATTGAGGTACGGGGTTAGCTGAACGTGGCATTATTCTTTACCTCTTAATAAGTTTTTAATTGCTTTAAGTTGGTTTTTCTCGTTAATGCCTCTTGCTCTTTTTGTTACTGCTTTTGCGCCAACAGCTAAAGCGCCTGGTATTGTCATTTGTGAAATATCAATAGCCGCATCAACTCCGGCCTTTCCAACTTCACCCCTTAGGGATGTTCTAGCACCTGAGCCGAAAACGGCATCAAGTTCATCAGCAAAAATTGATAAGCTTAATATATCATCATCAAACGAACCGCCGTATTTTTTGGCGGTATCTTCTAGGTTTTCGATAGCTGTCAAAAGATTGGCACGTGCCTTTGTATTGTTAGTTTGCGATCTTAATAATGTTCCTGCTGCCTTGGCTGCGTGTGGCCCTGAAAAGTCCAGCTTTCTTCCTGCAACATCTTGTAGCTCGTCAAGAGTTTTTATTGTGTCCGAGAATTGCTTATTAGCTTGTTTGTAACTATCAGAAACGCCGCTAATACTATCATTGACACCTTTTCTAAGTGACTTAACAACACTCTCGGTCTTGCCGCTTAAACCTTCAGCGGCAGACTTACCAAAGCTAACATTTTCATCAATGAACTTTTTAAACTGGTGAGCCTCTAAAGCATCGGGGTTTGGGTTTCTTTTAATGCGTAATGCTATTTTGTTTATTAAGCTTTCGGCAGGAGTAACGCCCTCTATTTGTGATCCTGTAAAATCAGGCTTGCCTTTGTCGTCAAAAGTAACGCCTAACTCATCAAGGTCATTAAGGAATTTATTAACAGGTTCATCAAGGTTAACCTCTTTGTTTTTTAGCCCTTTAGCTACTCTATTTAATTGTTGGCCCGCTTGTTTGTTGTTGCCTTTAACGAAATCAATTTGCTTTAATAGCGCATCACCTGCCTCATCAGCGGTACGGGTTAATGCTTTTGCTCTTGCATCACCTTTGCCAGCTTCAACTATTGATACCTGCTTTAACATTCTTCTTTTAGTGTTAGGGCTAGCGTTTGCAATCATCGTAGTAACTGAATCATCAAAGCCTTGTTTACGTGCAGACTTGACCATGCCAAAAACTCTTGGAGTAAAGTGATCATCACCTAGTTTTTTCTCAAAACTTTTTAATACTCGTTCTGGTGCTGCTTCACCAAGAGCGTTAAGTGTTTTATTACTGCTTTTAAGTAGTTTAACTTTAGGTAATGCAATCTTAGGAATCACGCCACCAGTTAAGCCAACAGGGGGTAAAGCGCCTAGAGTCTCACCTATAGCGCCAACTATTTCCTGACCTGCTTCGCTTTCTGGCGTTTTAGTTAATGCGGCTGAAAATGATTCTCTGAGTTTTTTATCAGGATTACCGGCTAACTTATCAATAACATCAGGAATACTACCAGCGAGAAACCCAAGAGCGCCGCCTGTTGCGCCCGTACCTAGTGTTAATGCTGCCTCGCCTAATCCTGTTAATGTTTCGCCTATGGTCCTTTCTGGTTGTGCTGGTCGGTCTGGGAATGCTGGGCCTTCTCCGCTTGCTGGTACGTCAGGATTACCAGCGGATACATTAGAAGCAATGCCGCCTTGTGGCTGTTGAGGTGAAGCCATGGTAATTAGACCACGGTTAACAGCCTCATCAAACTTGGCCCTTGTTGCAGGATCAAACTTATCTTGCAAGCCTCTATTGGCAATCTCTTGCCATTTCTCTTGAGTAGTTGCCATTAGTTAAATAAGTCCTCATCAGAAAGCTCGCCGACATTCACAGCGCCAGTAGTAGGTGTGAATGTAAATTCACTTAGGTTTCCACCCTTGCTAGCATCTATTAATTGATCTAACTCGCTGGTTTGCGCGTGTTGGTCTTTAATGAAATCAGTTAGTAATTGAATGTTGACCGTTTCATCTCGCCCGATACCGAACATAGCTTGCTTCATACCTTGCACATCAGCATCGGTTGGTCTTGTTTCGCCAGATGCTTTGAGTGTTTGCCTGGCTGCTACTTCTGCAAATGCGTTGAACTCTTCATCAAATTGACCTTGAGAAGTAAACACGCCAGGAACAAAAGATAAACCTTTACGACCTGCGCCTGAATGAACATTACCGCTTTCTAGTGCCATTTTAAACTTAGTAGCTTTCTTAACGGCAGAATTACGACCTGATGACGTACTTGATAACTCGCCTAATCTGCGTATATTGCTGCGCTGGATTGATTTTTGTTGATCGTTAAGTAAACCCTCTTTTTGCTGAGTACGTTTAATTGTTTGGTCTAACTTTTTAAGTTCAATCTTTCTGTCGTGTGCTTGGTCCCTTGATGTGCCAATAGCGGTCCTAGCAGCATCACCCGTTAGTATTTCACCTGATGGAGATATAACTTGTCTACCGCCGCCTTTTAATACCTCAATGACTGTGCCGTCATCAAGTATCTTGGCAGATTGAACGCTAACCGGACCACCACCAGTGGATTTTAGAAACCCTAAATCAACACCGATTTGTTCAGTCTGCTTTAACTGAGCAATAGTTCCCTCTATGTCACCAGAGTTAAAGGTATCTAATACGCTTTTAGAGCCGGTAGAATCACCACCTAAACGTTCAATATTGCCGATTCTATCTTGCACAACATTTAAGAATCCTTGCCCGTCACCAGCTTCGAGAAACTGGCGAGACTTTCTAGCATCTTCAAACGCAGCGCTTTTACGTGAATCATCAAGAGATTGAAACGTTGATAATATCTTAGCGCTGGTATTAGGATCTAATGCAGCTAACTGCTGAAACTCCAAGCTATTATTAGGGTTAAAACCACCTTGTCCAGACTGCTGAGAAAGACTTTGCTGTAATGCTCTTATCTGGTTTTGTCGTTGTGATTCAAGAATGTTTTGACCCGCAATAGTGCCTTGATTAAAGCTCTGCACTGGATTGAAATCAGCCATTAATTACCCCTTATGGTTGCGGTGTTGTTTGCGGTGGTGGTGTTTGCTGTGCTTGGAATTGACCAGCAGCACCCGCAAGATTACCAATTAAGTTTTGTGCATTTGCACCTTGCCCTAATGACAAGTTAGCCTGATTTATGCCGCCTTGCTGGTTTATATTAGAAAGCTGAGTACCTGCACCTGTGCTTATGTTAGCTAAAAGTTGCGCTAACTGTGCTTGTTGTTGCGAGTTAAACTGACCTGAACCAGATAACAAGTTAGCAATATTACCAGCGCCACCACCGATTATATCAGATAACCCTGCACCTTGCTGATTCGATAGGTTTGATAGTGCTGATGTGCTTTGACCGATTTGAGATGCTATGTCACGACCGGCTTGTGATCTAAATCCTGCGATATCCTGACCAGTGCCTCTAAATAAGTTAGCTGCATTCGCGCCGGTTTGCTGACTTAACCCTGCTTGCTGACCAAATAAATTACCTATTTGGCCTTGAGCTTGCAAGCCTTGACCAGACACCTGACCTAATCGGTTAAACTGATTGCCGAAATCTTGCTGAGCTAATCCAGTGCCAAACCGAGCTAATTCTCTACGAACATCACCACCACCTAAACCACCTAATGCAGCAGACTGATTGATAATACTTTGCTCACCTTGCTCTCTAAGGAATTGCTGACCGGGTGAAGCATTAAAGTCTGCAAATGCTTGTTGTTGTGCATCAACACCAGAAGCACCAGTAAGGGCGGCTTGTTGGTTAAATGCTTGAGCGCCAGGTTGAGCAAATTGATTAAGCCCTGTTACACCTTGATTTATGTTCTGCGTAGCAACATTAGACCCCTGTCTTAGTGCATCTATACCACCCCTAAAGCCTGTTACTAGTGAGTTTTCAGCACCAGCAAGGCCAAATTGTGGTTGTGTTTGTAATTGCCCTATATTTGCCATTGTGATTCCTAATTAATTATTTAAGCTAAAATTCGCTACGGTGTGAGAAAGGCCCGTTAGGTGCAGGAGAGTTACCGCCACTAAAGTTGCTAGGCATTCCACCTCTAAATTCACCTATAGGGCTTTCAGGTATAATCTGTGGCCTGATAGGTAACTGCTGATTTATAAAGCTTAAATTAGGCTGTAAACTAACAGGCTGTAATCCGCTCAAGTCAACATTACCGCCTAATATCGCGTTTTGCATTTGAGGTAAACCTGCAAGTATTTGCTGTTGAGCGCCTACGTTACCCTGTTGAAACACATTAGCCTGAGATGGCACTGATTGACCGAATACATCTAAAGCGCCCTGAAACCCTAAATCAGCTGACTGCCTAGCTTCAGGAAATAAACGGTTTACATCATTTCTCGCCAACTGTGCCGCGGCTGTTGTTGCTGATCGTGCTGCATTCTGCGCTCTATTAAGATCGCCCGAAGCCCTATTTCCCGCTACGTTTTCCGATACTGCGCCGACCACTGCGGCTGCTGCTATTCCCCAAGGCATAATAAACCCCCTTTAGTGTACTTTTCTTGTTTAATGCAAATAACCATAGCTATTCGATCCTCTTTAGAATTGTTTTCAACCCAATGATTGTAAGAATTATCAAAGGCCCATACATCACCAAAATTAGGCTCTATCGACCCCATACCAAAACAGAATTTAGAACCGGCTTCGTTTTTAATTGGTACATAATACTTGTCGTAGTATTCAGCGTGCCAACCCGAATCTGTATGAGGCAATATTCTGCCACCAGGAGGTAATCTTGTTATAAGTACGCCGCCTAATCTCTCGCCTTCAACTAACGACATAACCTTGAAACATAGCTTTTTACACTCTGGTAAATCCTGAAGCCATATTGAGTCGTGTTCGTTTGCAATGGCTGAGTAATCACCGCTTTCAACCATTCCGCTTATATCGCCATATCTAAGCCAGATATCATCCATTTGAGCATGAATAGCAGAAGCCTTTTTCCTCGCGTTAAATCCGCCAAATAAATGACTATTAACGTCAAGCTCTTTAAGTGCCAAGTTTGTGTCTAACCCGTTGTAAATCTTATTGTATGGATTCATATAGTGCCTTTGCTGCCTCTTCATCTATACTTGTTGATTGTACCTGTATATTAAAGTTGGATAGCTTTGCGTATTTATCATTCCAAGGAGTGTCAACTAAATGACACCATATATCTTTTAATCTGCTGTCAATGTCTGATTGATTTATATGTAAACCTTTAAGGATTTTAATCTTTTCGTTTTCAGCTAATATAAAACTCTTACTGCTAACTCCGAATGTGGCATCACACCAATCAATACAACGCTTAATTTGATCATCGGTCTTGTTAATTATTACCATTCGTCTATCAATAGTTAAACCTGAAGATATTAAGGCTGTGGAGCTATCACCGCACCCTTTTACTTTCTCTTTGTACTCATCTATCGAGTGGCAACCGTCTAGCGCTTCATGATGAAAGTAAACATCTGACTGAGACATGAAAACAGATAGCCATGCTGTTCTACTTCTCGGTAATCCAATAATTAATGGACTCATATTAAAATCCATCCGAAACGCTTATCACCTAAACCATTATCAATATCGCGCTTAATGTATTTTACACTACCTGATGCGCCAGTTGTATCCATATATTCGGCTGTAACTTCAGCATCAATAACACCTTCAGGTGAGCCAATACCAGTAATAGTTAACTGAACGCCAACACTAACAAGCCATGATCTTAAATCTTGCGTTGCAATGCCTGACTTATCGACTAGTGGTCTAGTTATCGTTAGCGTTGGGACTCTATTTACCAATTAAATATCCCCTCATTTGCGCTTCAAGTTTTATGATCACCGGTTTAACAGGGTCAGACATAACGAATTTAAATACAACTAATCGAGGTACTCGCCCAACACTTTTTCGCCAAATACAGCGCTGGTTATATCTGCCAACTTCACCGAGCGAGCGTGATATTTCATTGTTGAAAGTCTTGCCGTCTTTAGAAACTGACATTCTAATTACAGGGTTTACAGTGGTAAAATCACCCACACCAGATTCAACAGTTAATTCTAATTGAGAAACAGTTAATACATTGCCTTGATCCGCAAACGGTTGGGTGGTTACGGTCCTTATAATTTCGTTATCGTATTCCGTGTAAATATCCGGCTCTACAACGCCTAATCGACCGTCTTGAGAGTCACCAACAATTACACGATTGTAAGCGGTTACCATTGAGTTAGTGCGCCATCTTGACGTAACCTTAATGCCTTTGGTTGTCAGTATTTGTGACTTTCTTTCATTCCATAGGCCACTAACGATATTAAATTCAAACGTACTATTACCAACAGTAAAGCCAACAAATGAGGCCCCGTTTTGCGCGTAAGAATAAGCAAATGCGTTTTCAATTTCTTCATTAGTAAAGTCTTGAAGTTCTGAATCAATAGCAGTAGTTGAAACCTTCTCAACTGTTGAGCCACTAAATGCCCATATTGCCGGTGATTCATTAAGGCCGCCACCAATAAACATAAACGTATCACTAATACCAACAAGGCTAAATTGAGCAAATAAACCTTTGTTTATAATAAAGCCGTTAATCCTTTGGAAACCTAAGCCACCAGCGGGAACACCTTCAAATACTTCAAAGGTTTCACCACCACCAAGGAATAATTGGTTTTTAAATACTATCGCCGCAACTATTGGGTCTGGGTCAGCTTCAGCAGTTCCAGAGTCTAAAGCATTCCAGTTTAAACCGTCATTAGCTGCACTACGGATAAACTTTTTAGTATCGGTTGTGCAAATAAAGAAAGAGTTAATAAATACTACGTGTTGCGGGTTTCCGTTAGCATCAAAATCAGGATCGGTAATCTCTTGAAACACAGGTAAAGCATCTTCGTTAATTATGTAAGCTTTGCCGCCTGGTACTAATACCATTAACTGTGTGCCATTATCTGACATTGAAACGCGACCAGTACCCTCTATCAATCCAAGGTTAACTAGGTTTATAGTTTCAGTGCCATCTATAGCAACCGTTCTATCTGCTCTATAAATAGCATTACCGTTAACAAAGTAAGGTACGCCAGCTTTAACATGTGCACCTCGGTTAACTTGGCTTAATGTTCCAGTAGTGGCAAATTGAATAACACCTGGGCAACCTAACAAAGTCCCGGCAGATAATGCGCCTGATGTTTGTGGTATGTTCGGGAACCAGTTGACACACTGCTGATTACTGATAGGCAAGGATTCGGACTTATAAGCCCCTCCTGCTATTGGCAGTTCAACGCGACTCATGAGCAGCCCTTAGTTACTTCAAAGTCTACAGTTTCAGGATTAACGCGACCTGTTGACGTGGTTATTGTAATGCAAACCGTACCGTGACCAATTTGTAATCCTTCAGCAGAAAATGTAACTACTGCATCAACTTCAGCGCTTGATAAAATACTAATCTTGTCATTGGATGAAATAGTGAAAGAGGATATTGTCGCGCCTTCCAATAAGTAATTAGTAAAGTCAACACTGAATGAATCAATCTCACCTGTTTTAATTTGTTGCGCCCCATCAGGAATATTAACAGGATTATAAAAGTGGTCGTCTAATCTACCAGTAAACCAATCTTCATTACCTGAACCGATCGGCATGGTAGAAGGCATTTGAGTCGGTTTATAAACTAACGATAACTTGCGGAGCGACTTCATTGCATCACGCTTGTTAATTCTTAAATCTTGGCTTGGCTCAATGTCATATTGTGGAGCGAGCTTCAAAGCTAAGCTAAAGATAATGCCATCAATGGCACCGTCATCAATAGTGATAGGGTCGCTTGGGTCAACTACATTTGTATAACCTAACCCGTTATATGGGATAGTTGCCATCATTCTATTTAGGTAGCGTATACCTGATT